GTTTGGCGCCAAGAGATTCCAGCCTAATTGACCACCGAGAGAAGGGGGGAGAGAACAGGCTCCCCCCGACTTTCACTAAACCCTACAACATGGCTTGTACACTAACTCTCGCAGGACGCGGAACGGGTTGCAAAGATGCCCTCGGTGGGATCAAACGCATCTACGTTACGGAATGGACTGACGGATTGTGGGAAGATATTAGCTCGGGTGAAGTTGCCGGAGTCACCACGACTGCCCAACAATTCTATACCTACGACATGACGCGTGGGTCTGGTTCCTTGAACCAAACAATCACCTCCGACCTCGCCGCAGGTACGGTCTACTTCGACCAAGTTTGCTCGGTGACGTTTAACAAGGTTGCCGCTTCAGACATCACTGAAATCAGCAACCTCGTCAAGGGTCGCATGGGTGTCTTGGTTCAAGACAACAATGACAACTGGTTTGTCATGGGTCACAAGAACGGGGTGGAAGTATCTGGCGGAACGGCTCAAACCGGAACCGCTGCAGGCGACCAAAACGGATTTACAATTGAGTTCTCTGCACAAGAGGTAGCACCCGCTCCATTCTTGGCCTTGACTTCAGGCGCACCGTCTGACGCTGATGTTGTCATCAACGCTGCACCGTAAGACTACGAAAATATCGGGCCCACCTTAGGCCGTTATCGTTACAAGGAGGGGGAGGGCAGTTGCTCTCCCCTTTATTTTGAAGCATGATTCATCTCTCCCCCAATACCGCCTCCAACTTGGTCAACGTCACTCCCTTCGAGTCACGTAAGTTTCTGCCCAGCTTCACGCACTATCTCTTGGAACTAACGAACCAAGCGACGCAGGAGAAGCACTACGCCGTGCCTGTGTTGAGCTACGACAACGAGAGATATACCCAGTTCGAACTCGACACCAACGCCGACACGACCAACGGCGTTTTGATTACCGAAAGCGGCCTCTTTACATACAAAATTTGGGGGCAGAATTCATCCACCAACCTCGACCCAACGGACGCAAGTGTGGTGGGTGTTTGCGAAATTGGGCCATGCAAAGTAAGCGACGAGCCCGCGTGGACTATTCCTAACGTCTCTATCCCTGACAACGTTATATATTACGAGTGATGGATTTACTTAAACTCAACGAATACCAAGAACGCTCCTACGAGGAGAAACCCTCCAACGAGGGCTACGTTCAGTACGGGGACGACAACCTCTTCCCGCAGTACCTCATCGACCTCTACAAGAGCAGCGCCACGCACAACGCCCTGTGCACTTCCATCGCGTATATGATCTACGGCGACGGGGTACAGGCCGACACGCTGGAAGCTCGCCTCAAGATTGAAGAGTGGGGGCTACAAGACGAAGTGCGGAAGGCGTGCCTCGACCTGAAGATTCAAGGAGGCTTCGCGCTGGAGGTCGTGTACACCATCGACCGGACGACGGTGGCCAAGGTGCGGCATTGTCCTTTTGAGAATATCCGCTCGGCTGAGGTAGACAACGACGAAAAAGTAAACTTCTACTACTACTCCAAGGACTGGGGCGAATAAGCAATGCGAGCCGGAGCTCGTACGCGCCTTCGACCCGGAGGATGCGGTAGAATACCCCGTGCAAATCTTGTACGTCAAGCCGTTTTCTCCGGGGTCGTACTACTACCCCAAGCCCGACTACATCGGTTCGATTGACTACATCGAGCTGGACAAGGAAATCGGGAAGTACCACATCAACAATATCAAGAACGGCCTCGCTCCTTCCTTTTCTATCCACTTCAAGAACGGAGTCCCAGCGCAGGAGGAGCGGCAGAAGATTCGAAACGACATCGAGCGACAGTTGGCCGGGGCTACCAACGCGGGCAAGTTCATTGTGACCTACTCGGACAGCCCCGAACGTAAACCCGACTTCGAGCCCTTCCCCCTTTCCGACGCCGATAAGCAATACGCCTTCCTCTCCGAGGAGGTCGTGGCCAAGATTATGGTGGGCCACCGCGTTACCTCTCCCATGATGTTTGGCGTTATGGTTTCGGGCAAGTTGGGAGGAGGCTTGGAGCTCAAGACCGCAGAGATAATCTTCGGAGAGGACGTCATTGCACCCTACCAAATGGTCGTCACTGAAGCCCTCAAGAGTATCTTCAATGCCGCAGGAGCTCCCGCACAAATTACCCTCTACAAGCCCGAGGCAGAAGAGGCCAACGTAGACATCTCGTACACCGGTATCCAAATCTCCTCGGCGGTTGACATCATTTCAAAGGTAGCCACGCAAGAACTCACCAAGCCGCAAGCCGTCCAACTCCTTGTGGCCATGCTTGGCTTCGACAGAGCTACGGCAGAAGGTCTCTTTGAGGACGAAGAAGTGCCCGCTATGACCCCTCAAACGCCCTCAGAAGAGGTGCAGATGAGCGACGACGTAGAGCTCAACCTCGCGTGCGATTTTTTGATTGAGATGGGCGAGGAAGTAGACGACGAATGGGAACTCATCGACGCCCGACGAGTAGACGTAGAAACGGAGGCCACACAGGACGCCCTCTGGAACTTCGCTCGCGTCCCCTCGGGTAAGCCTCAAGCCTCTTCCGATCAAGACAACGAGCTTGTGAAGGTGCGGTACGCCTATATGCCCAAGGTGACAGGAAAGAACGGCAACGAAAGCCGCGACTTCTGCAAGCGTATGGTCAATGCAGGCGACCGCGTTTGGAGAAAGGAAGACATCGACGCGGCTTCGAGTCGTGCGGTGAACCCCGGATGGGGGCCAAATGGCTCCGACACCTACGACCTGTTCCTCTACCACGGGGGCGGGTCGTGTCAGCACTTCTGGGAGCGTCGTACCTACCTGCGCAAGAACAACAAGAAGATAAGTGTGAACCGCGCTCGCAAGATTTTGCAAGAGGCAGGGCTCGAACCGCTGCCACAAAACGATGCGCGCGTAGCCAAGCCCACCCGCGAACAAGTGAACCGTGGATTTCTTCAACCTAAGAACTGGACAACACCCGTATAATGGCACTACAAGCAGAAGTTCTCTTTGTCAACCCTGACTATATGAAGCGTATCACCCAGCTTAACGGCGGGGTGGAGGATGCGGTGATGGGTTCCGGCCATCATCTTGGCACAGGACAAATACCTCCAACAATACCTCGGCACCGACCTTCTGGAGAAGCTGAAGGCCGACGTCTCAGGTGGTACTATCTCGGGCAATTACGAAGCCCTTTTGGACGGATACGTGCGGAAGGTGGTGGTGTGGTGGAGTATGGTGGAGCTGCTTCCGAATTTGTACGTCAAGCTCGACAACGGAGGACTCGTAATTAGGACGGCGGAGAACACGGCGGCCATTTCCGAAGCCGACCTACACCGCGAAATTGAGAACGCACGGCAAAACGCCCAGTTCTATACCACGCGCCTTGTAGAATATCTCTGCTACAACCTCTCTTTCTTCCCCGAGTACACGTCCAACACCGGCGCGGATATGTTCCCGGAGAAGACAGCCTACTACCAGAACGGAATGACTATCTCTCGGGGTGATGGGCAGCTTGATCCTGACCTCGCACGCAAGCTCTTGCAATGACCCGCCAAGAAAACATCGTCCTCTTGCAGGCATGGCTCGATAAAAACAAACCAAAACCCAAAAAATGAAGTACCTCTGCTCTTTGTTTCTTCTGTTCTTGACTCTGCCCGTATGGGGTCAGGACGTATGTGGTGAGCAATGCACCCACGTAGACCACGACTTCGAGAACTGGCTCGCTCTACGCACGGGGGGCAACAGGGAGTCGGACTATTTTACCAAGTACCTCCCGGTGGCTTTCCACGTCTTCGACGGTGCTTCGAATCCTGAGACGGTAGAGGCGGCTTTTGCTATCCTCCAAGAGCAGATGGTAGGGACAAACATTATCCCTTGCCGCCACCAGACCAACTTTTACAACGAGTACGACAGCCTCGACACCGACCACCCTATCTACGACGTCCCGCTCTACTACCAAGCGATGCAAGCGAACGAGATTTCAGGGACACCCGCCACCGACGTATGTAACATCTACGTCTTTTCAAGTGTGGGCTCGGGGGTAGCGGGCTTCTCGTGGGTCAACAGCAACCCCGTAAACTACACGTGGGACGGCATATACATGAAGGCCGACCACTTGGCCTCCGCTGTCATCACCCACGAGATGGGGCACTACTGCGGCCTTTATCACACCTTCCAGAATTCTACGTGTGGCACGGTAGAGGTCGATTGTGAGAGCCAAGGCGACTGGGTATGCGACACCCCACCGACCTCGGCCAACCTCAACTGCGAAGCTCCCTTCTGTTCTGAGGCCGACTACACGAACCACATGGACTACACGCAGAACTCCTGCCGCGATCACTTCACGCCGGGTCAGATTCAGCGTATGCACATGATGCTCGTAAACGGAGGGCGCAGCACGGTGTGGCAATCGGGTCTCTGCGTAGACCCCGACCTCTTGGACGTGAGTGTATTGAGCGTGTTCAACTACAACAGGTGCGACGAGGACTTCACGCCCAAGGTGCGACTGAGCAACTACACCAACATCGAAGCGGAAAACGTAGAGCTCTCGGTGGTGATGAACGGACAACAATGGGACACCCTCGTAGACGTCCCCGCTCAAACCATCGCCACCTTTACAGGCCCGGCCTTGCAGGGTGAGTTCTTCAACGAGTACACAGGAGAGGCGTATATCTACCTCGTAGGCGACAACAACCCCGACAACAACGTCAACACCTTCGAACACCAGCCGCACCCATACGCGGTTATGAACATCGACATCCAACACGACGTATGGCCGGAGAGCGAGCAGTGGAAGTTCTACAAGGAGGGCGGCGGCAGCTCCGCCGATCAAGGCTCCCTGTACTACGCACGGGGTGGTAGTTGGCTTTCATTCAATACCTACGACTCCTACGAGAACGGCCTCACGATGGAGCCCCTCTTTACTCACGACGAGTTCTGCCTCACGGGTGGGTGTTATAACGGATTCTTTCGGCATGAGGGGTACGGAAGCACGCAAGAATACTACGAGGGAAGCTGGGACTGGGACGGCAACGCATGGGGGGCCGTATGCGAATTTTGGAGTGCGGGGTAAGTATCCTACGTCGAGCGCGGCAACGAAACCCGACACCCCTCTACGAATATTACACAGATTTTTGGGGGCCGGAAGGCAACCCCTGGTGGTTGGAGGGTGGCGACGAGTGGAACCTCGGCTGGCCTTATGGCTCATCTTCAGAGCGCGTCTACGACTACTGCGTAGAGGATACGTATTTCGAGCCGACAGAGCCGCAAGCGAGCCCCTGTCCGGGCGACTTCAACGGGGACGGCTTCATCCAAGTCCAAGACCTGCTCGCCATCTGCATCGAGATGGGCAAGGTGGGGGAGTGTGCGTGCGACATGGACGGCGACGACGACGTAGACGTACAGGATTTCGCTGCTTTTTTGGTCGTCTTTGACACCGACTGCGAAGGCGAGGCTCTGCCCCCTCCGACCCTGCGTGAACTTGAGGAGGCGGGCTTGCGCCCCGTCCTTGTGGATATGGCAGGGCGTAGGGTAGACACCCCCACGCGCGGTATCTACCTCGCTCAAATCGAAATTGACGGACTGACATTCTATGCCAAGGTGGTGCTATGAACTTTGACGTGTTGATAAATTTGGTGCCTTCGTTGATGGCCGCTGTCGGTGTTTGGGTATCCTTGAATTCCGAGGTCGCCAAACTCAAGGGGCGGGTGTACCGCCTCGAGAGTGACCAGAGCGAGCTAAAAGCCATGCTCAAGGAATGCATTGAAGGCATCCACGAGCTGAAGATTTTGCTCGCGAAAAAAGGGGATGTAATGTACAAATGGTTCAAGCTCTCTGAATTCGACTCCCCCGACCGCCCCGGTACGGGTGAGCTTATGGAGCATGAAGTAGTACAAGCCCTCGACATCGCACGCGACATATACGGGTATCCTATGAAGATAACGTCGGGCTTCCGAACGGTTGAATACAACCGGGAGCTCATGAAGAAGGGATACCCAGCCTCACCCAAATCGTCTCACCTGCTCGGATGGGCGGCGGATATATCCGTGCCCAACAGCCGCAGGAGGTTTCTACTCCTCGAAGCTCTCTTGGATGCGGGCTTCCACAGGATAGGTTTGGGCGAGAACCATATCCACGTAGACATGGATCCTAACAAGTCACCAAAATACCCTCTGGGTTTATTGAATGCACCTTCAACGAAAAGCGCGTACCGTCCACGCCGTCGACTGCGACCTCATCAAGCGCAAAAGGCGAACAGCATTTCCTCTTTTATTTCCGACATCCACTACGACGCCATGAAGTGCGACCGTGACCTCTTGCACCGCCACCTCGAAGAGGCGCAGGAGCTGGGGGCGGGTGTCTTCATCTTTGGGGATTTGTTCGACCTTATGCAAGGGCGGTTCGACCCTCGGGGTAACTACTCCGAATTGAGACCGAGTACAAGTCGTGTATCTACGTCGACGAGGTTATCCAAGACGTGGGCGAGAAGCTCTCCAAATACGCCGACGTGATTAAGTTCATCTCCAA